CGAGTCAAGGAAGCAATTATTAGAGGAATTGCAAGAGGAGACATTTGGTTATCAAAAATAAAATATGACAACAATGGCAACAGGATCAGAAGCAACGTCTGTCTTGAGGTTTACTTGCCCTCACGTGGGACGTGTCTCTTACAACACATCAATCTCGGTGCCTGTCGCATCGGCGACTTACGCCCGGCTTTCCGTGACGGCATGTCCGAGCTGTGCAGTCTCCATGGCAGGACAGGTGTTGGAGAATCTGGAGAGTACCTTAAACCAGAAGATGACAGACAAGTAGGACTAGGAGTATTAGGATTAGCTAATTTCCTAGCAAACAACAGGATTACATATGCCGAGTTTGGTAAGGCACTAGAAGCATGTAACAATGCTGAGCCTTACGAAGGTTACGCGGGATTAGCTGCACGTGAGCTCTTCCTCGGCATACAAGAGGCAGCTAACATAGCACGTGAGAACAACATGGAACGAGCATTCGCGATAGCTCCTACCGCCAGTTGTTCTTACAGGAGTAGAGATTTAAAAGGCTTTACTTCTACACCAGAAATAGCACCACCAATTAGTCGAGTTGTCGACAGGGATTCAGGTGAGTTTGGTGTTGAACAGGTAAAATATGGCGACGTCGAGATCGCATCCGAGGTAGGATGGGAGAGTTACAAATTAGTAGCAGATCAGATAATGATTATGCTCGATAGAACAGGACTGCTTCATGGCTATAGCTTCAACTCTTGGAGTGACATGGTGACTTACGATGAGGCATTTATAGAAGAGTGGCTTAACTCACCACAGACTTCTTTATATTATGCTTTGCAAGTAATGGCAGACACACAGGATAAGACAGATGCTTACGCAGCACTGGATGACACTGCTGTGGACGATTACTTGGCAGACATTATGAGTAATAAACCAGACGAAATAGCTTGTGATTGTCAACAATGAATCCCTATATAAAACTACTGTCCCGGAAAAGATCTTGGACACCCGTACAAACATCTAAAGGAAAACTTAAAGAAGGTGCAGAAGAAACCATCTACCGTGCTCTTGCAATACGCCATATGGAGTTACCAGTTGGCGAGTTCATTACAGACGCACTTGATAAAGAAGTTCCCGACGCTGCTAGAGCACTTTTAGAAAGCAACGTCAAAGACGAGATCAAACATGATCTTGCACTTGGCTACATCACCAACGCTCTTGGCGTAGATGACAAAGCCGAAGCCGAAGCATTACGCTTGCGTGCAGCATGGGAACAACATCCAGACCACACAATATTAAAAGCATTGGTAGCAGAGAGAGCAATCTTCTTTGTATTACTACCATTCTTTAGATTCTGTGGTGATGCCGGTCTACGTACTGTCAGTGCAGATATATCTAGAGACGAGCAAGTCCATGTGGCAGCTAACTCTTTGGTATGTACAGAGCTAGGATTAAAACCTAGCCAATCATTAGACAAACTAAGAAAGGCAACTATTAACTGGGTAATGCAACCTTTAAAACAAAGTACCGATAGATATTTGGACAAAAAATTTTGGTTAGATGCCAGCGACAGACTTATGTACGAAGGTAAAGCACCAGAATTTTCTCAGACCAAGGCAGCTAGAATGCCTGCATTTTTTGAACACTCGAATGTCAATCTCCCTCAATACTCTTAAGCTACATAACGATAGACTTGAAGAGTTGATACAGAAGTTAGATGATAACTTCGGGTGGAAACCAGTTCACCCAACAGAGAAAATAGAATCAATTATGTACAGAGCTGGTCAAGCTAGTGTAATTGACTACATAAAATCCATAGAAGAGGACGAAATTTAATGTGTATATTCGGAGGAGGCGGAACGCCTGCACCACCACCACCTTTACCCCCAGCTCCACCACCACCATTACCTCCTACACCTACTGCTCCACCACCTGACCCAGTAATGAAGGATGTAAATCCACAGGTGAAGAGAGCAAAGGATGACCGTGGTAATAAAAACAAAAACCAGTACTCAAAAGGTACAGGTTCATTGAGGATTAAATTAAATCCTAAAGTAAATACAGGTACAGACGCCGGTATGGGCGGAGGACTTAACTAATGACAGCACGTGAACGATACAATGAACTGGTAACAGATCGAAGACAATTCCTAGATAAAGCAGTTGATTGTAGTGAACTCACGTTACCTTATTTAATTCAAGACGATACATCTTCAAGACCTACACACGAAACTCTTAATATTCCGTGGCAGTCAGTCGGTTCCAAGTGTGTGGTAGGATTAGCAGCAAAACTTATGCTTGCTATTCTACCTCCACAAGGTTCCTTCTTCAAGCTACAGGTAAGACAAGATAAGTTAGGTGAAGATCTACCTCCTGAAGCAATGTCAGAAATGGAACTATCTTTATCTAAGATGGAACGAATGGTCATGGACTATATCGCTGCATCAAATGATAGAGTAGTTATACACCAAGCACTTAAACATTTAATTGTAGGTGGTAATGCTTTGCTATTCATGGGTAAGGATGGTATTAAAAACTATCCTCTCAATAGGTATGTCGTCAACAGAGACGGAAATGGTAACGTCCTAGAAATAGTTACAAAGGAATTGATAAGTCGAGACGTACTCGGTTACGATCTACCAAAGAAAGAACCCAACACGGGCATCGACGAAACAACTGGTACACATACTGATGATGTCGAAGTTTACACGTGCGTGAAACTAGATAACGGCAGATGGGTATGGTATCAGGAAGTAGAAGACATGATAATACCGGGCACACGTAGTACAGCTCCTAAGAATGCAAGCCCTTGGCTCGTTCTTACTTTCAATTCTGTTGACGGAGAACAGTACGGACGTGGTAGAGTAGAAGAGTTCCTTGGTGATCTCAAATCTCTCGAAGGTTTATCGCAAGCTCTGGTTGAAGGAGCTGCTGCTGCTAGTAAGGTAATCTTTCTAGTCAGTCCATCTTCTACAACCAAGCCTTCAGTAATTGCAAAGGCTGGAAATGGAGCCATTGTGCAGGGCAGGGCAGAAGACGTACAGGTAGTACAGGTTGGTAAGACAGCCGACTTCTCAACTGCTGCTCAGATGGCACAGACAATAGAACGTAGATTGCTTGAAGCATTCTTAGTGATGAATGTGAGAAATGCAGAGAGAGTAACAGCAGAAGAAGTCAGACTAACACAGTTAGAACTAGAGCAACAGCTCGGTGGCATCTTCAGTTTGTTAACTACATCTTTCTTAATACCATATTTAGATAGAACTCTTTTAGTTTTACAAAGAACTAATGAGCTACCTAAGTTACCTAAAGATATAATCAGACCACAGATTGTGGCTGGTGTAAATGCTTTAGGACGCGGACAAGATAGAGAAGCACTAACTATGTTTATGCAAACTATTGCAGGCACAGTTGGACCAGAGGCATTGATGAAATTTATCAATCCACTAGAAGCTATCAAACGTCTTGCTGCTGCTCAAGGTATAGATGTACTTAACCTAGTTAAGACACCTGAACAGGTTACAGACGATAAGGAACAGATGATTCAAGAGAAGACAAACATGTCTCTTGTAGATCAAGCTGGTCAATTCGCTAACTCTCCTGCTGCTGACCCAAGCAAACAACAACAACAACCACCAACACAACCTGAATAATGAGTGAAACTTATTCCTATGATAATACTCCTGACACAGAAGTTCTAACCGCAGAGGAACAGGACTCTCTGAAAGTAGGAGAAGAGTTAGTAGCAGAGCAAGAAGGACTACTAGCTGGTAAATATAAAAACGCTGAAGAATTAGAATCAGCATACTTATCATTACAAAAGAAACTTGGACAACAAGAAGAAGAAGTCGACTACGAAAGCAGCGACGAAGGATATGAAGAAGAAGAAGGAAGCGATGAGGAGGTATCTGATGAAACTCCTGCGGTCAGTTTAATTAACGAAGCATCGGAAGAGTACTATGCTAACGATGGCACCCTATCAGAGGAAACAATAGAAAGATTTTCTGAAATGAGTAGCACTGATTTAGTGAATGCTTATTTAGAAATTCAAGCTAACAATCCTCAAGCTCCACAGCAAGCTGTTGAACTTTCTGAAGCACAAGTTAATAGTGTACAGAATGCAGCAGGCGGAGAAGCTAATTACAATAGAATCATTGAATGGGCAGCTAGTAATTTAGACAACAGAAGTATTGATGCTTTTGATAATGTTGTAGATTCTGGCAACCCAGCAGCTATCAATATTGCTTTCCAAGGATTGCAATCTAGATACAATGAAGCCAATGGTTATGAAGGTAGAATGCTACAAGGCAAACCAGCCGATAGCAGAGGAGAAGTATACAGGTCACAAGCTGAACTCGTAGCAGCAATGAGTGACCCACGTTATGACTCTGACCCTGCCTACAGAGCCGACGTTGTACAAAGGCTAGAACAATCAGACCTTAACTTCTGATGAACATACCTTATATATATCTAGGTAATTATAAGGTTGACGATGAGCTGATACAGTACTTAGTACCGAAAGACTATGGGAGGTTTTACACCTCCTTTGCTACAGATGACCCACCTGATAAAATTGTCAACGGTTTTTATGCAAAGATCGTTGAGAAAATTATGAGAGAAATGGGTCTGTATGAAGTAACTCGATACGAATATGACTATTGGTTGCAAGCATACAACGGTCCTATCACTGGACATGCAGCTCATCAACACTGTAGAATATTTGCAGATGAAAGTGAAGGACTGGTACAACCACGCGGAATTTATGACTTGTTAAGCTGGTGCCATTTCATACGTTCAAAGAATCAACCCTTTGAATTTGTAGATTCTACAGGTGAATTTACACAAGTACCTCCAGAACAGAATGATGGAGATCTTATTGTATTCCCTGTATGGGCTTGGCATCGAGTTCAAGCACATGGTATCCCTGACTTTGAAAGGATAACTATCGCTGGTAATATAACCTTAACTCAAGTTGCAGCTATACCTCCTTACGGTAAAAATATTGCAGGCAACTCCCCCTCACCTAACACCCAAGTAAACGCTTTCAAATGAAAACAAAAGACCTAGACACGCTACTCGAAAATGAGTATGCTTATGAACCACCTATTCAATTAATCGAAATGTCACACCACAACACCAACCCAATCTTTACACATGAAGCAGAACGTTTTAACGGCTGGGCAGCGATGCTTGGCTTTGTTGCTGCTCTTGGTGCCTATGTCACCACTGGTCAGATTATCCCCGGCGTATTCTAAGCCGAGACAGATTCCACCATATAAATGGAAGATGACTTGCTTTGATTTTCAACGTGCAAGACACAAAGTTCTTCTGGATGCAGACCTTCCTATGGTGGAAAAATATAAAGTCATCCAGTTTTTCCTCAGTAAAGTCGAAGAGGAATGCGACAACATACATTCAAGCTAATCACAAATGGCAGCAATCTCACTACAAAGAGACACTACTACCAACTGGGAGAAGTTTTGTAACTGGGTCACTAGCACCGACAACCGCCTATACGTAGGTTGGTTTGGTGTGCTAATGATTCCAGCATTACTAACTGCTACCACATGTTTCATAATCGCCTTCGTTGCAGCACCGCCTGTAGACATAGATGGCATACGTGAGCCCGTTTCTGGCTCGTTAATATACGGAAACAATATTATATCAGGAGCAGTCGTCCCCTCCTCAAACGCAATCGGACTACATTTTTACCCGATCTGGGAAGCCGGAACCATGGACGAATGGTTATACAATGGCGGACCATATCAACTCATTGTCTTTCACTTCTTAATAGGAGTAGCAGCATACGCTGGTAGACAGTGGGAACTATCATACAGACTAGGTATGAGACCATGGATTTTTGTGGCATACACAGCTCCATTGTCAGCAGCTCTAGCTGTATTCTTAGTTTATCCATTTGGTCAGGGTTCATTCTCTGACGGTATGCCTTTAGGAATCAGTGGAACATTCAACTTTATGTTTGTCTTCCAAGCAGAGCACAACATCCTCATGCACCCGTTCCATATGCTCGGCGTTGCAGGGGTATTTGGTGGTGCTTTGTTTGCTGCTATGCACGGAAGCCTTGTTACTTCCTCAATCATTCGGGAGACCACGGAAACTGAATCACAGAACTACGGGTATAAGTTTGGTCAGGAAGGCGAGACTTATAACATCGTAGCTGCACACGG